GGAGCAGGCGGTGTGTCTCGACGGCTGCGGCTACCGCGTGGGGACGTGGTGAGCCAGTTGGGTGTAAAACAGCCATAGAACAGCCAATGCCAGGACCAGGGCGGCCGTTTCCGAAAGGCAAGAGCGCCAACCCGAAGGGCCGTCCGCCCGTGGGTGACTCCCTCGCTGAGCAGATCCGCGCGTCGGCGTCCCCGGCTCGCCGGAAACAGTTGTTCGACCAGATGTGGGCTTTGGCCGTGAGCGCGCATCCAGACCCCCGCGCCCGTCTGGCGGCGGCCGAATGGCTCGCCAAGCACGGCTGGCCCGACGAAGCCCGCGGCGTCACGACCGTGACCACCGAAGGCGGCAAGACGGTCGTCAAGCACGAGCATGTCACTAGCACTTGACCGCGAAGTCGTCATGCAGTGGCGCGGCAAGCACTCGACCGCGCTCCTGAACACGACGCGCGAGCTGGACGTCGAAGGCGCCATCCGGTCGGGCAAAACGACCTGCTGTCTCTGGCGCGAGTTCAACGCCACGCAGGCCTATCCCGGCATCCACACGTTGCTCGCCCGCTGGACCGACTCGGGCGTCTACGGCCTCGTGCTGCCCCTGTGGCGGCACATCTGTGAGCAGGCGGGCGCGCGACTCAAGTGGCACGCGGACGAGGAATACGACGAGCTGGAGAACACGAGCCGGGTCTATGTGCGGGGGCTCAAGGCGCAGGACCAGACGCTGCGCTACAGCAAGTTCCGCGGCCTGACGCTCGCGCGGGTCTATGTCGATCAGGCCGAAGAATTGCCGCACGACGTGTATCTGGAACTGGCCGGCCGACTTTCGCAGCCCGGCTTCCCGCACCAGATCACCATCAGTCCGCAGTCGGTGGACGAAGACCACTGGATTGCGCGCGAGTTTCCGATCGAGAATCGCAACCCGCATCGTCGGTATATCCCGCTCTCGGTCTACGACAACGCCCACAACCTCGCGCCAGAAGTCGTGCCGTCGCTCGAACGGCTCTACCCGCCCGAACACCCGAAACACCGCACGATGATCCTCGGGCAGCGTGGCATGAACGTGATCGGTGAGCCGGTCTACAAAGGCGCGTTCGTGCGGGCGTTACACGAAGGCGTGGTCGCGTATGACCCGACGCTGGCGCTCCAGATGGCGCTGGACTTCGGGAAGCATCATCCGTGCGTCGTCTTCCGCCAGGTGTCGCCCTTCGGGCAAGTGCGCTATCTCGGCGGCATCCTCGGCCAGAATCTGTATCTCGATGACTTCCTGGAGATTGTGCTGCCGTATCGGGCGCAGTGGTTCCCGCATCCGGTGCGGTATCAGGAGTGCTGCGACCCGGCCGGCGCGTCGGATACGTCGCATGGCACCGAAGGGGCGGTGCGGACGCTCACGGCTAAGGGACTCAAGCCGGTGTCGGTGGCCGACAGCAACTCGCCCGCCGTGCGGTTGGCGATGGTCGAGCGGCTCGCCGCGCAGATGCGGCGCCGGGCCGCGAACGGTTCAGAAACGCTGCTGGTGTCGAACGACCCCGAGCGCTGGCTGCGCGTGTCGGCTGATGCGGTCGTGACGGATCGGTTTCTCGCGGCCGGGTTTGAGGCGGGGTATGTGTGGGACGTGCATACCGTGAGCGTGAACAACAAGCAGGTGCGGAAGCCGAAGAAAGACGGCTGGTATGAGCACGGGCAGAATTGTGTCGAGTATCTGGAGTTGAATTTCGGGAGCGAGTTGCCGAAAGAGAAGCCCCGCTTTGACATGCCGCGGCCGGTGGGCGGGCAATACGGTTGGCTGGGGTGAAGGCATGAACAAGCATCACCGCGTCGCGCTCGATTATCACTGCCGCCTCGCGACCGAGACGATGCACCCGCGGTTTGCGCGACTCCGGCCGGGCGGGATGTATTCCGTGATCCTGACGGTCAACAGCGGCTATGAGTGACTGGATGAAGGATTTGGCGGGCCCGTGTGGCACGCCTCAGTCTCGCCCCGGTATACGGCCGTCTCCACGATCCTCCCGCTGCTCTGGACGATTGCCGAAGGGGAGTTACACGGCGTGGGCGATGCGACACGCGGGGAGTGGCGCGAAGTGGGGGACATGGCGGTGCATCTGCGTCGGCGGTTGACGGATCGCGAGATGCGGTACGCCGCGATTGAGGCGGTGGTCGATGTGCGCGGGACGGACGAGTATGAGCGCCGGATTGCCGCGATGGTGCCGTTTCTGCCGGCGCCGATGCGGTCGCTACCGATGGGCAGCTTGCCATGACGCCGCCGAAGATCCTCGTGGGGGTCGTGTGATGGCGGACGAGCCATTTATCGTGGCTGAGATTTCCAAGAACTGGCGGAACGGCTCGGAAGTCGTGCCTGGGAGTGGTCTAGTGGCGCAGACTTTCGAGCGGATCATCAATGTGAATTTTCAGCGAGGCTACGTGCTGCACTCGTTTCAAGTTGATCGCCGGATGGTCAGACCGGACGAACTGAACGAGACGGTTATTGCTGTCTTTCGGAAAGTCGATCCCGCCGATGATTGACGAGCCGTATCTGATCTGGTCCTACGAGCACGACGCCTGGTGGAAAGCCGAGCGGCGCGGCTACACGCGGGTGCTGATTGATGCCGGCGTCTACTCCAAGGCTGAGGCTGAGGCCATCGTCAAGGACGCCAACATTGTGGCCGTCGAGGAAGAAGCCGTATCGCTCTACGCGGTGCCCACCTTCCAGCCGGGCCTGACGGTCATGCACGCTGAGGTGGATCTCTTTGTGCGGCAAACGGTCCTCCCGACGTTGCTCAATCGGTTTACCACAGCACAGAAGGTGTGAGCCCTAGTCCCGCCCCGATCGCCCGTCCTGGGGCAGCCTGGCGCGTCCTAGGGAACTGGGATGGGATGAAGGTCTAGTGCAAACCGCATGGGACATCGAGCAATTACGACAGATCCGCATGGGCGGCGTGATGATGAGTCGCGCAGAATGGCCGTGGAGGCGAAGTTGTCCTGAATGCCGCTCCTGTATCTACTGTCACGCTGATGAACCGAAGCACGAGGCAGACTGTGATCGGCAGGCTCACTCGCCTGAAGAAGCGTATCCCGATCAGGATGGAGTCTATCGTGGCTGACGTTGCATGACGACCGCTGAGGTCCCCGACCTGGATCTCTACTCCCTGCGTCTGCGGTGGCCCGATGGGGTGCAGAGCACGAGTTACCATCGCACGGCCCAGTTGCTGGTGCGCTACCTCACGGATCTGCACCGGCAGGGTGAGGACGTGGAGGTGGTGAGTCTCAACGGGCGGAGGCTCCGGGGTTCGTCGGCGGCGAACTGGGATGGGATGAGCGATGACTGATGATCCACGGCGCGATGTGTTCTTGTTGCGTGGCGCGAAGGTCGTGCGAAAGCATTCGATTGATCGCGGCCCAGCGGATGGCCGGTTCCTGCTGGCGACTGAGGATGGGCGGGAGTTCTGCATTGAGTGGAAGGATCACGTGATCACCGCGGTCGTCTTGACCGACCATGGGTCGTCAGACTCGTGACCCTGCGGCGGCTCGTTCCCGCTTTCGGGAACATCGGCCAGTTAGCCGCCTATTTTCGTCTGCCAATCGTTCACTAAATCGTTGACGTTGGGTGGTCGGTGTGTATAGTGTCAGGCCACGCCATTCATGGACGCGGCCGAGATCGCCAGACGCTACCTGTTGGTGCCCCGCTCCCCGCAACGGCGGCGCCCTCCGACCCCGACCCGCGCCGAGAAGCTCGAAGGGCTGTGCCGGCGGTTCCGCGTCCCGCTGGCTGACGTCATGGCCATTGTGAACAAGCAGGAAGCACCCGCCCGTGCCGAGTAAGTCGGCTAGTCAGAAGCGTCTCATGCAGGCCGCCGCGCATGGCGCCACGTTCGCCAAAGCGAAAGCGATCCGCGACTCGATGACGCTCGCCCAGATCCGGGACTTCACCCGCGGGCCGACGAAGGGGAAACCCGAACATGTGAAAAAGAAGGGTAACGGGCGGTGACGTGGGGGTGCTGATGCTCGACACCCTGCTCTCCGACACGTTGTTGGGCGCGAGGATTATCGGTCTTGAGGACCATCGCGACCTCGACGGCGAACTCATTCTGCTGCTTGACAGCGGTCAGCGTGTGTACGTGTTCACCCGCGATCGTGCGCTGATCGTTGAGCCAGAGATTCAGTGATGCCGGATCAGCGGCTGGCGCGCACCCGCGAAGCGTATCGACGGCCTGCTATGACATTGCAGGCCGCCATCGATGAAGCCAAACAGATCCTTGCCGAGAGTGGCACATCTGATCCGACGCCCGATGACATCGCCAACTATGTGCGCCTGTTGATGGCGCGCTATTCGGCCCGGTATGCGTTCGACGTCCCGTCAGGCGCTGACGCGGAGACGCCATGCGCCGGCTGACGTCCGCGCCGCACGCGGTGGGCGTCTTTCGCCAGAAGTGCCCGTCCTGCGCCTTTGTCGCCCTTGCCGAGACAGTCATTGGCTGCGCCGAGGCGCTGGTGGAACACGTCGAGTACGAGCTGGCGCTCGATCCGTCCCCTGAAGCGCAGGCGCTCGTGGAGGTGATGGCGGACGCGCCCGACGTCCACGCCGTGCGGTGGTTCGCGTGAGTGATCCCTTTGCGGCCGAGCGGCTCCCTGACCTCCCGCACGCGGGCTACTCCACGTATAAGCAGCGGCTCACGTCCGACGTCGTGATGGAGTTCATGCGGAAGACGGAACGCGACCGCATCCTGCTGCTCAGTATCGTCGTGGACGGGATCGAGCGATGGCGGAAGACGGGCGGCACGGCCTGGAAGGGACTGCTGATTGACCGCGAGCTGCTCGATGCGATCTTCCGCTACTTCGTGGTGCAGGCGGGCGTGAACCCGGCGGAGCAACTGTTGATTCTTCTGGGCCAGCAGGCGCAGGCGCGGCGGGAAACGTGGGACAAACGCTCCGCCACACGGCTCGCGTTTCAGAAGTCACAACGGGCCGCGCTGGCGGACCTGCGGAAGTATGGGGCGCGATGAAACTGTCACGTCTACGGCGGCTTGAGCATGCGTTGACGCTCGCGCGTTGCACGGCGCGGATTCGTCTGGACTCTATTCGGAACCTCGAAGCGCAGCGTCATACGTTGCAGATCGCCATGATGAAGCAAGCCACCGAGATCGCCGGCTTACAGCGGGCGCTCGCCGTCGTGCAGCGGCAACTGCAGAAACCCGTGGATGACCGGGCGGTCCAGGCGGCCCCCTATTGGCAGTTCAGTGCCGAGCACCTGTTCAACCTGCACGCGCAGGATCTGCAGGCGTTCGAGCGCGACTGTCTCGCGAGGGCGCAGTAAATGCCCGCGAACGCGGATCACGAACTCGACTTCATGTGGATGCTGAATAGCCGGCAGGCCGTTCGGATCGCTGAACTGCAGCAGGCACTCGGCGTCGCGCGGCAGCAATTACAGCAGCCCGTGGATTATGTGGCTGAGCAATTGGCGGCGTATTATGCTCGCGTTCAACGAGATCGTGCGCACCCGTGGATGCTCGATGCCGAATATGCGTTCGCCGGACGCGCGAGACAGTTGCACGACTTTGAGGCTGCGTGTCGGGTGAAGTGGTTTTCAGAGGTTGAGCCCTAATGCCCGCCATCGTCGGCGTCAAGACGGCGCCCGAGCTAATCCAGCAGGCCCGCGACCGCTGGGTGAAGTGCGACGAAGCCGAAACCACGCAGCGCGAGCGCATCGTCCGCGCCAAGCAGTTCCGCAGCGGCGAGCAGTGGCCGCCCGAAATCAAGATGCAGCGCAAAGGCGGGGCGTCGGCGATTCAGGGCGTGCCCGAAATGCCCGCGCGGCCGTGTCTCACGATCGACCGGCTGTCGCAACCGTGCCGGCAGGTGAGCAATCAGATCAAAACCGCCAACTTCTCGATCGACGTCCTGCCGAACGGCTTCGGCGCGGACACCGACACGGCCAATATCTTCAAGGGCTACTTGCGCTACGTGCAGAACCGGGCGCGGGGCGAGTCGCCGATTGAGTGGGCCGCGGACCAAGCGATCGAAGGCGGGATCGGGTGGTTCCGGATTCGCACCGAGTATGTCTACGACGACCCCGAGGGCGTGCCGCCGGACGCGCTCATGGACCAGGAACTCCGGCTCGAGCGCATCACGAACAACCTCACCGTCTACTGTGATCCGTGGAGCCTGAAGCCGACGCGCAGTGACGCGCAGTTCATGTTCGTGACCGAGGATCTGTCACGCGAAGAGTTCAAGCACCGCTACCCGAAGGCGGACTTGCGTGGGCTCGAGGACTTCGCGTCGAGCGGGGACAAACCCGTCGGGTGGGTCGGCGTCGATTCGATTCGCGTCGCGGAGTACTGGCGCATCACCTACAAGGACGAGACGGTCCAGACGCCCGATGGGCGCACGCGCGTGTTTCGGATTCCCGCGGTGAAAATGTCGAAGATCACGGCGACGGAGGAGTTGGAACATTACGACTGGGTGGGCTCGCGGATTCCGCTGGTGCCGATTCTCGGCGAGGAGTTCAACATTGACGGCCGGGTCTTTCTGCGCGGGTTGATCGAGCCGGGGATGGACGCGCAGCGGATGGTGAATTACACCTATTCGGGCGCCGTCGAGATCTTTGCCTTGGGCAGCAAGTCGCAATACGTCGCGGCCGATGACCAGGTGGCCGATTACAAGGGGATCTGGCAGACGGCGAACACGATCAACTGGGCGTATCTGCCGTATAAGCCGCTCAGTGTCAGCGGGACGCTCCTGCCGCCGCCGCAGCGGGACACCAGTGAAGCGCCGATTCAAGCCGCGGCGCTGCTGCTGCAGGTCAGTGAAGACGGGATCAAGGCGACGACGGGGTGGTATGACAGCGGGCTCGGCGCGAACACGCAGCGGACGCTCTCAGGCCGCGCGAAACAGAGCGAGATTCAGCAGAGCGAGCTGGGGAGTTCCAATTACCCCGACAATGTGCGACGCGCGCTGATTTATGCCGGCGAGTTGATGGTCGAAATTGCGCCGAAGATCACGCGGCCCGGTCAGTTGCTCCAAATCATCGGCGCCGACGATCAACCGGAGCAGGTCGTGCTCGGGCAAGAGTTTATCCAGCAGGAGGGTCGGGCGATGCCCGTGTCTCCTGAGCAAGCGCAGGGCCTGGACCCGAAGCTGGTGAAGTTCTACGACTTCAGCGCGGGGCGGTATGCGGTGACGGTCGCGGTGGGCAAGAGCAACGCGACGAAGCGCGAGGAAGGGGCCGCGGCGCTCGGGGAACTGATTCCGAATCTGCCGCCGCCCCAAGCCGCGGTGCTCGCGCCCGAGTACGTCGAGCAGTTGTCGTTCGAGGGCAGTCATAAAGCCGCCGAGTTGATGCGCCAGGCGCTGCCGCCCGAGCTGCAGCCGAAGAAAGAGGGCGAGCAGGAAGACCCGCGGCTGATGCAGATGCAGCAACAGTTGATGCAGGCGCAGCAGATCATCGAGTCGAAGCAGATCGAGGAACAGACCAAGCAGCAGGCCGAGACGCAGCGCGTGCAGATGAAGGAACAGGCCACGACCGATCGCGATCTGCAAAAGGCGCAACTCGACGCGCAGATCAGCCGCGAAAAAGCCCAGATGGACGCGGCGACGAAGATCAAGCTGGCCGATACCGACGCCGATGTGCAGTTGGCGCTGCAGGCGATGCGGATCTT